CCCTGGACGGAAAAAGGTTTGTGAACACGTGAGCGTTTGGAAGTACGAGGGGCCTGTTCACGTTGGCCTTTCGACTTCTTGGGGCCTTTGCCCTTTGAACTTTTGAGTGGCTTGTTCGTGCCAGAGCGTTTTGTTGACTGCATCTTTTGAGACATGTTTGCGGTACCGGTGAATTTTGTGAGCGAATAAACCTTACAATTAAAATTCGCACCAGGCGCCGGATGGGAAGCGCCTTTCCAAAATTGCGCACGCCCATCCTTGGGACTCTTAAGTTACAGTCCATTGTCTCGCGCAAAGCCATCCCATAGGGCTTGCGCTTGACAGTCATTCAGGTCGACAATTAAGCTAGGTGTAGAGAGAGCGTCGACCAAACTCTCAATGACACTTTCATGATCCGGATAACGATCTAAAAGAAATTGTTTCTCAGCATCAGGATCAACACCGGGAGCTTCCGTAAACGGCTCAAACGACTGGTTGATGTAAACGCCATACTCGTTATGTTGCCGGATGACTCTCCGATCTCCAATATTGAGTTTCGACAATCCAGTCAAAACCCGTCGGGTGATTGAAAGATGAGGGCAGCGAACCTGACAATCAAAGTTCCCACGCAACACCCGCTTGACGAAATCTTCGTTGGCCCGATAACTCAAGCGAACCTTGTTGCTCTTAACAATGCAGTTGAAGGGTGCTGGGAACCAAACCCAAGTCAACTGAGGATTTCCGCTCCCATCACTTGGTAACCAAAACCCTTTGTGAAAATCACCGTAAGTGTCAGTGACGGTGAATTTCATGGTAACCCCAAGTGATAGGAAGAACTTCTTGGCATTCGCTCCAAGCCGTGCGCGTCCCAATTGGCTTGAAAGAAGATGGAGAGAATCTTGGATAAGAGCGAAGAGGTCGACAATCTGGCCTATCAAGAAAATGCAGTTTGCTCCAGTGGTAAACACCACTCCCGTTTTCAAGAAAGCCTCCGCCTTGCTGTGGACCACAAAATCAGTGTTTTGACAATCTGAGTGATATTCGGCAAGTAGGTTCTTCAGAACATGAGGCGACAAGCCGTACATGCCATAACGGAACAACTCGAGAGTTCTCTCGCTATGGCTTTGGTCACACTTGCTCACGTCTCCAATGAAGTAATAGATAACACCTTCATAACGCACGCAAGTGAGATTGTCGTCTCCGCCCACAATTAGCCAACCTTCATTATCCTTAAGGATCTGTTGAGCCTGACTCATCCAGAAAGCCTTGTCATATTGATCGGCATCAGACATGTTGGTGATTCGGAGAAGGAAAGAGTCATACACAACTTCAGTCCATTCGAGACAGCGCGTTGTTCCCGCGTGAACCCATTCAATGCGCGTGTAGTCGGGACGACTAGGAGTCCTAAGCGGGCATTCCTGAGTGACTACATTGATATCAACGCCTGGTAGCGCCATCTTGATGGCTTTGCAGAGACGCTGACTAGTCCAAAAGGCCACACCCCCAACGTTGTTCAGTACCCGAGCCGCTTGGTTAAGTGACTCGAGATTTCCATATTCTCCATAAGTGAGATAATGGCAATAAGATCCTATTTTGTTGGGAAGGGTCTCATCAGTCTTGGAGAATATGTTTTGTCGTGGGTGTGGATCCACCACGTCGCCGCGTTGAATGTCGATCCATTCATTGAGGCGACGTCGGGCTTGGGTACTGGGCATGTTGGCGATGATCAGGAGGGCCTCTTCATCATTTGCGACGCTGGCGTCATCATCAATAAGACCTCCTACCATGTCACGGAGAACCTCCTTCGCGCGTAGAGAGAAACCACGTTCAGGCTTTGGAACAATAGCAGCAGTTCGGGCAGCAGCCGCATAGGGCAATCCGAAAGCATTTGGAACGAAAAAGAACTTATGCTGGCTCTCAGGCATTCGGAACCGTCGAAAGACTGCTCCTGGCATGACGGTCACCGAATCATCCTCGCGCAATGTGATTGGAAAACGCAATTGGTCTTGCTTCATCAAGGAAACCAAAGGCGTGACGAACCCATAATCATCATCAAGGAATGCATCATTGCTTACCTCAATAGGGGCATCTATGGGAAGCTGGATCTGGAGTGTGTGACACGGTGCCTCACCCGAAAAGACTTGAGGCGTCACATACTCTTCACTGGTTCCCATGCCACTGGTGAACCAGTTTACGATGACCCTCCAACCTTTCCCAATCCACCACTTGAACTCCACCCATATTGACTGCGTTGCCCCTGCATAAGCTATTATCAGCTTTATCGGGGCATAGAGTATGCGACGTCCTAAAGCACGCAAGGATGTGACGAAGGAAAAAGGTTTCTCAAAAGGTCTTCCACCAGAGAGTCCTCCGCCTTTCCCGTCTTCAGGAACATAAACGTACGGAGGTGGGGAAGGTCTGTCATCTTCATCTTCATCACTTGTCCAGTCATGTGATCCAGCAGCCTCTTCATCTGTGGAGAAATCGAAACGATGTGTCCAGAACGAGCGAAACCAGTTGAAGAAACGCTGCCATGTTGTGTTGCCAAACTTTGAGGCAGCGACGAATTCCTCGCTGTGACGTGCTTCTTCAACTAAGTCATTTGCACGCATGCGAAATTCAGCGCTATATCCGCGTACGCGTTTCAAAAGTCCGTTCTTCCACGAACATGCTTGTCCAACCATCTTCAACGGCCACAGGAACATGTCCATGGTTTTCAACATCACCCGAGTGTACAATCTTGGGGCATGTACCTCTTTCCTCTTCAACACACGCGACCCTGAGACTGCAACGAAAACCACAGTCCTTGCCAGTCCTGATGACACCTTCTCGGCAAATGCGTAGTATGCCCGTTCAAAAAGACATGCCTCCGCTGGTTGTTCTTCAACGAGGTCATCATCTTCTCCGCTGCTGTAGACTCTGAAGTGGCTGAAATCTTCATCTTCCTCCATGCCACCTCTCAAGCCTCCGCCGGGCCCATCAGGGGGCACATAGCGCATAGAAACCTCGGCGATTTCTTCATCCGGACCTGCTGGGTCCATCTCACGATCTGAATCGTCATCGGACGGAGGGGGTTCAGGTTCATCACGGAAGGGTGGCGGATTAGTGCGAGGCGTTATGGGTGGTGGTCGCTGCTTTGGCCGAAAGGAAAAATCCTTCCACCAAGCCGCGACCCTGCGACAGGCCCAATAGATCAAACCAACAAGACCCAATGTCCGCCATTGTGAACGCAGATCTGCAAGTTCGTAGTGAACATTGAACACAGACTGCAAGGCAGACATTTCGTTGGCACGTATCAACCATAGAGAAGTGTGAATCACCAACTCTGGCCAAAACCCAGAATATGTTTGATGGTGGTTCTTGATGTCAAGCCACTTCATGTTGAAACTTGCATTGTTCGGATTAACAAGGTAATTGCGATGAGCGCTAACGTCTTGGTCTATAATCCAGCTACCACCGAGAATTTCTTCCGGGAGGAGCTCGGGCAATTTCTCACGAAGGGCATCCGCCAGTTGTCGAACACGTGTGGGACTTGGTTCATATAGGGTGTAGCGTTTCGGATACCAGTGAAACGACACAGGTGGGCTGTCAGGATGGAACGTGTAAAGGGCAAAATCGGTGGTGTGGGCTATGATCTCCCATCTCGAGTTCTCCAGGCTCTTGAAAGTCTGTTCCGGCCAACATTCAGCAAAGAAATAGGCATCACCTCTACGAGGCGAAGGCCCAAGAATGATGGTTCCAGGAGGACACTCAAGATCAGTGGCAATGTGAACTGCACCTCCAGTGTTTAACAACACCCTGGAAAACGCGTCATCATGGAAATTGGCGGAAAAATGGGCAGCTCCAAGGAAATAATCATGGGATCTATAACCTTGCTGCAGGCCTCCATAGGAATTGGGCTCAAGAGCCCCCAACAGGTACCCGTGAGGACTTATCATGCACTCCTTGGGGTGAATACCACGCCGTTCTGCCAATTGGATTTCGAGTTGGTGAATCTGGCCCCAAAGGCCCATCCAACATTTGCGAGTGTAATTGGTCCACTCTTTGTCGGCTTCCTCATCAAGAATCATGTCCCCATGCATCTCACGCAAGGCGTCGCGTGTTCCATGAAGTTCTGCAGCCATGCGCCCAACTTCACTGGCCACCAGATCGCTCCTTCTCTTCTTGCCTCTTCGTTGTCCTCGCTTGCGTTCCCTAGATGATCCTTCGCTAACTGAGGGGCTCAGAGGATC